CAGCAATGGCTACTATTATGGCCTATCGGTTTGCCACGGATGATACACTTCCAACCCCAGCAGGATTATTCACCTATGGTAGTCCTCGTGTGGGAAATCGTACATTCATTAATTACTTCAATACACTACCCTTCCCACATCATCGGTGGGTAAATGATGGTGATATTGTCACGAAGATTCCCTTTGCTCCGTGGTTCTACCACTGTGGTACAATGCATCATATTGACTCCGAAGGATATGTCACACCCTTTTATGAAAAAGCATCACTGGGATATCGAATTATGCGTGTGATTAAGAGTCGCGGTGTGTTTCGTATGTTATGGCAAGATACTCAGGACCACAGTTCCGATTTATATCGAAATTATCTTGCTCTCGCAGAAAAGTTCCCCATAATGTGTAGTTGAATACGTAATCATCCTAGGGGTTGACTTTTGTTAATCTCCATATTATTTTATGAATTGGAGGTTATATGCTAAAATTATTAACGATTGCAACGCTGTTCCAATTGCAATTGATAAAAATGCCACTACCAAAAGGTAATATAAGAGATAGCACCAAAAATTATGTTATTATACATAACGATGGGGCTAACTCTAATGCTGCCACCACTCATAAAGTTCTCCGTAAACGTAAGTTATCTTATCATTATTTCATATCAAAAAATGGTAAGATATATGAGTTTGTGAATCCAAAATATACAGCAAAGCATGCTGGGATTTCCTTACACAACGGATTTACTATGTGGAATAGTTTTAGTATTGGAATTTGTTTGCAGGGAAAAAACGGAACCCCGTACAGTGAAGAGCAGTATAAAAGTTTGGGTGTACTGTTGTCAAGTTTATACAAACGATACCCAGACGCAAAAGAAAAAAATATTTTGACACATTCAGAAGTTGCGTTCCCGTGGGGTCGTAAAACAGATCCAGGTGATACTTTTGTTATTGAAAAAATAAAATTTGATAGTATTTAAATGAGGATATAAATATGATTGGTTACGCAGACGTAATTGTAGATTTACAAGCAGGTGACACGGGTAAGGGTAAAGTTGCACATCATCTTGCAAAAAATTATGATGTTGTTTTGCGATACAATGGTGGAGCAAACGCAGGACATACCGTTTATCACAATGGTCAGAAAGTTGTTACGCACCAAGTTCCGATTGGAATTTTATATGGAATTCCTAGTATCATTGGTCCTGGTTGTGTCGTAAACATACAGAAACTATATGAAGAACTAGATATGTTGCGGAGTTTGGGATTTACCGGTAAAGTTTATATAGATAAACGTGTACACGTTACCACCAATAAACACATCGAAGAAGATGGTACAGATACCAAGATTGGAACTACTAGACAAGGTATTGGACCAACATATCGTGATAAGTATGCCCGTACTGGTACCCGGATTTCCGAATTAGTCAAATATAACAGTACGGATTTACCATATGAAATTATTGATTTGTACAACTTTTTACATGTAAATTCTACCCCATTGTACAACTTTTTACATGTAAATTCTACCCCATTACGAATTTTGTGTGAGGGTGCACAAGGATTTCAAATTGATATTGATTGGGGAGATTACCCATACGTAACATCGTCCCATTGCACCGTAGGCGCAGCTTGTTTAAATGGTATTCCACCAAAAAAACTTAGACACATTTTTGGTATAATGAAAGCGTATGAAACCTATTCAGGATTTAAAACTACCTTTCAAGATGAAAATGATTCTATTTTACAAAAGATTCAAGAGATTGGTGGTGAGTTTGGCGCAACCACGGGACGTAAGAGAAAAATTAGATGGTTGGATTTGGATGGTGTAATTCAAGCAACGAACATCAACGGCGTTACAGATTTAATCATTAACAAAGCAGATGTGTTGGCACAGGTTGGTGTTTTTAAATATGTTTATAAGAAAACATTATTTGAGTTGGATAATTTAAACGATTTTCAAAAAGACGTTAATTCAATTATATTGAATGAAACTGATGTAGAAGATATTACATGGTCAATGACACCTAACGGAATTTAATCACTATTTAAATAATAGTAGCTTGACAAAATTGTAATGAGGTATTAAATATGAAGAAGATGCAGAAGTTTGTTGTTCCTGTAAATATTGTCTGTTATGGTGAGGATGCATTGGACGCCGTAACTTATGTAGAAGAAGCGTTGGACAGCTCATCTTTTATTACAGAAGATGGTATTATTGGCGCCGAAGTTTTGGCAGATGACACTGAACTTTTTGAAGAGGGTTATGATGATGACGAACGAGAATACGACGACGAGGAAGATTAATTGGTCTAATGTAAGATTTTGGGCATTCACTGTTGCATGTATTTGTTCACTGCTGTATTTTGGGTACACCTCTGATAAAGATCAGCAGGCACAACAAGACGAATGGACACGGGTGTCGTGCCCTTCGTTGTTGAGTATCGCACGTTCCTCTCGTGATACATTAATTGTTATGAAGGTTGAACCACTCTGCAATTCGTACGTACTAGATAGTTTGAAGTGAGGTTGAATTTATGAATTCACTCTCATATGAACAGTCGGGATTAATCACCGGTGCAACCGCTAGATTAAAAACTTCTGGGTATAACGTTATATTACTATCCAGCCCTCACATTGATGAACTGATTGACAGTGAACCTCGTGTTTGGGTAGCGATGGAATTTGATAAATATGTTAGATTTTCAGCACCAGCAAAAGATTTGGAATTGATAAAATAAATTGATATATTTATAATTGGTTGTGTATACTAATAATTTCATATGTCATGAGAAACAACACAGAAGTAAACATGTTATGCACTATGGTATTTGTATTTGGTGTGTTAGTGGGAATACTAATGCATGGACGTATTCACTGGCACGATGTACTAAATGCTTTAGGCGCCGGTGTTTTATTTAGCTTAACAAGGTTGACACAGTTTCGATTACTTATGAAAAAGGTTCTGGTTAAATTTAACATAACTAAATAATGCCAGAATTGAATATATTTTCAACCGAAGCGGCTACCGCAGGTGGGGCTGCCATAATTGGTGGTGTATTCCTAAAACTCATTGAAAAACTATGGTTGAGTAAAACCGTAGTTGATGAACATGCAGTACTTCGAAGAGAATTACGTGAAGAATTAGACGCGGTGAAAGAAGAAATCGCATCTCTTCGTGAAGAAGTAGATGAGTGGCGTGAAAAGTATTACAGTCAAGTAGAAACCACAAACGAATTATTATTTGAAGTTAGTGTGTTAAAAACTCGTCTACGTAAATACGAATCGGACTCAGGTGAGTTTTCGCACGATGATTTCTAATACAGTATATACCGTTACGGTAATTGATATTAGAAATCTCATTCCATTGGGAATAAGAAGAACACCGTTGATATGTACGGAACTTGAAGATGCTATCTACGCAGTTAAAAATAATCTTCGTGATTTAGCAGATGGTTCTACATATCAGTACGCAGTAATCGAAAAAAGCATGGTTAATATTATTCGACCTAATATAGAAACGAATAGTATGAAATTGTGGTATAAATACAACTCAGTTATAGACGAGTTTGAACCATGCGAGATGCCAATCGTATTTCGTAATCAAACAGGGTTTGGTATAGGATAACAAGTGAGGTTAGAGTGGAAAATTTTATATTAGGTTTGTTAGCAGGTGGATTTCTTGTTGGTACAATTGTATTAGTTATATTAGTATCAAAGATGGTAGCTACTGTAACGGAAATACTTACGATAGCAAAAACCACGTATATAGAAATTAATAAAATACAACAGATGACACAGGCTACAATGGAAGCATCTGAGAACTTCGTAGATGCGTTGGGAGCAGCAACAAAGGAATATGAAAGCCAAAACATGCACCCACGTTCGATGCTTCAAGTGTTCAAAACAGAAGATGGTAGGCATTCATCCCCGTCGTTCGAAGGACTTATTGAAAAGATGAAAAATGATCCTACATATAGTAAAATGACAGAAAAAGATGTTGAAGAACTTCGGCAGTTGTTTGAAGATAATTCGGATGATGATGAAGAAGATGATAATGAAAACAAAGAACCCTGGAAATAAAGAGGTCAAATGATACCGTCAGATAAGCAAATTGCTCAGTTAGTAAAGAAATTAAGTGGAAAAGTTCCTCAGAAGTCAAAGAAAATTAAATTTGAACAGGAACAACATGATACAGAAATTTCTAGAGCTTCTGCCGACGAAATTTTTCGTGAAATGAAAAAGTTGCCGTTTACCGGCTAACAGTCACTACATATAAAACACAACCCGTACGTGCACGTGCGGTAAATCAAAATAATTTAAAAACTATATACTAAGTTTTTAGGGGCTTTGTCATGCCCAAGACATAAGCCTATAAAAGAAAAGAAAAAGAAGCAAAAAGAAAAGAAAAGAAAAAACAAAATATGAAAATAGATCAAGCTAAAGCAATAACAAAGCCAGGATGGCATACGTTAATAGAAAAAGCGTACGCTATAGCTAGTAAATTATCATTTGCTAATATAGATAATATTAGTATACGCCATTCTATGCTAAATGTTATATTTACGCCAGTACTTGACAAAGACCAAGAGTATGTGTTAGATTGTATCTCGTACAAGATAGAAAGGGAATCGGCAAAGGTGTGTCAAGAATGTGGTTTAAATGGTATCAGAAGAAAGAATATACCACAATCACCCTGTTTATGTACAACGTGTTATACTATTCAGTATAATGAAATGATGGAATCCGTGTCACCACAGGTGACGAATCAAGAACCTCAATCATGAGGCAATTATGTTCTGGCAAGCAGAAGATGTACAACCAGCAGTTGACGTAGCTTCGAAGCTATGTGGAAAGGTAGGTAACGTTTCGTTCAGCAAGCATGCGTTACACAATGTATCAATCGCAACTCGTGAGTTTGGTAAGTTGTGGTATGGTGATATCGAAAGTACTGATGTCGTTGCAATTCTTAACAATATCAGCGCCGCTATCAATCAGAAAGTATTTGTTTTGGACGAAAGCTTTGACTTCAATACACCAATTTTAACTTCTAATAAATAAATCTAATTTAGTAATTGTCCAGATTTTTTAGGGGTATTGACAAAGTAAACACTACGACATATATTAAATGTGTTGGTACTGAACGAGACAGTTCCGAAGCCCACCCGCCAATGTGGTGACGCTCGTACAAATATCGGATATCTCATAGCATCAAACTTTTTATAAAGAGGTTATGTTTATGGCAAATCGCAATCGCAACACCCGTTTCACGGTCAAGACCTACAACACGCAGGAGCGTGAGGCTACGACCCGTCGCATTTCTTCGTACCTCCGTGGTCTGGCCAGCCGTCGCACGGATGGCGTTGTAACGGCGGATGACGTTCACACCTATCTTACCCGCGATGGTGTTCGTGAGCAGCAGACCCGCACCCGCCTCTCGTTCATCAACTCCGTTTTCAGCAACGGCATGTTTGAGCAGGATGGTATGGTCGCTTCGACCCGCCCGCAGGCTAAGGGTCGTTACATCTCCGCTTGGACGCTCGCGTAATACGCAAACGCTCTAAGTAGAACTTAAATGGGAGAGTGAAAAACTCTCCCATTTTTGTTTTTTGGTACATTGAAGTTTGTACTTATATGAGTACGGTTATTCACAAGGAGTTAGGTTATGGCATCAAAGATTCATCCAAATGAACAGTTTATTACAAAATTGTCGGTAGAAGAAATTGAAGCGTTAATACTAGAAGCGCAACTACCAGATTCCCCACAAAAATATGTGGAAGCATTAAAAGACCAGTTAACTCGCTTAGAAATTAAATTCTAATTTTTATGCGGTTACATTTACTAGGTATTCCACATACCCAAACAACATATGAATTTAGTCACTGTGCCTTTACTGGTAAGGTAAAACGTTTTGCTCCAATGATGCAATCGGTTGGATATGACGTTATACATTACGGTGTCGAGGGTGCACACAGTGGTGCGGTGTATGATGTCAATTTAATGTCATTTGACGAATGGACCGGTATTCGTACAAAATTATTTAAAGAATTGTATGGAAATCGGGACGTTATGCCGACAGATTTTATTGGTGATTTGGCAAATACCGGAAATGAACTTTACAGAATATTTAATGAACGATTGAAAATTCAACTTGCACGAAACCTTGACACACACGATATTATTTGCTTACCTTTCGGATATGCACACGAATCGGCAATCTCTGATTTTACTAATCCAAAAGTAGAAACTGGAATTGGTTATCCCAATTCATATCAAAGTTTCCGTATTTTTGAGAGTAATGCATGGTACCATTATGAAATTGGTAGAGAAGGTAAGAGTGGACATGATTACAATTGGGTAATAGCAAATTACTTTAAAGTGGATGATTGGGACTTCAATCCAAATCCAGAAAAATATGTTGCATATTTTGGCAGATTATCCGATATAAAAGGTGTGCATATAGTAAAAGAAATAGCACTAAAACGACCAGACTTGGAATTTAAAATTTGTGGTCAAGGAGATCCAACTCCATATTTAGTTGCTCCAAATATAACATATGTTCCACCAATTCACGGTAAATCTCGTTCTGAATTTTTAGGTAATGCAATGGCTGTATTTATGCCAACTCGTTATGTTGAACCATTTGGTGGAGTAACCGTAGAAGCAGAATTGTGTGGTACTCCTGTTCTTGGTTCGTCATATGGAAGTTTTACAGAAACAATTGAACACGGTAAAACAGGATTTCAGTGTAGAACGTTGGGAGATTATTTAGCTGGACTGGAACGTATAGAAAACGGTGAAATTTCCAGAGAATATGTTAGAAATTTTGCAGTTGAAAATTATGATATGTACAAGTTGGCACACAAGTACGATGCGGCATTTAAACAAATTCACGATATATCAACAAATGATGGTTGGTATAGTAAAAGATCTAATATAGGTCCAATTACGAGGGCAACATGAATACCATAGGTGTTATAGGACTTGGTTATGTAGGTACGGCAGTAAACGAAGGTTTCAAATCCATAAATAACGTAGTTACATACGACATCAATAAGAACTGTACAGAAAGTTCTATACAAGATGTAGTTACCAAAGCACAAATAATTTTTATTTGTGTTCCTACACCTATGAATAGCGATGGTACCTGTAATATTGATATTGTTCGTAACGTATTTCGAGATATTGCAAGCGTAGAGGTTGGTCACAAACCAATATGCGTACTAAAATCTACGGTAAAACCAGGAACAACCGATAAACTGGCAGAAGAATTTCCAAATATCACGGTATGTTTCAATCCAGAATTTTTAACAGAACGAAATTATATCAACGACTTCGTATCACAGATTAATATTACATTAGGATATTCCGAAAGAGACACTGGATTAGACATAAAGCCAGTATCAACATTATATTACGAAAGATTTCCGCAGTCACAAGTATGGATATCAAAAGCAAAAGAAGCGGAAATGATTAAGTATGTGGCAAATACAATGTTATCTACGAAAGTCGCATTTCTTAATGAAATTTACCAAATATGTCAAAAAGTTGACATTAAATATGATCACATTAAAAAAATATTAAGTTTAGATCCACGATTGGGTACAAGTCATTGGCAAGTACCTGGACACGATGGGCGTTTTGGATTCGGTGGAACGTGTTTTCCAAAAGACTTAAATGCACTGATTCGATATAGTGAACAAAATGGTCATTCTGCACCGCTACTGAAAGCGGTATGGGAAAAGAACATTGAAGTAAGACCAGAACGTGATTGGGAACAAGATAAAGGTAGAGCTGTGGTATAAATTTATTATTTGGTACTATATATTAAGACCGACTTGACAAATCAAGTTGGTCTTTTTATATTACAGTATATCTATGTATAGTAGATACGGGCCTGTCCTGGTTTCGACGGGGTGTGGATGATTAAGTTTTGTGTCTCGTTTGGTAAGACGAGTAAAACAGACCAAAAAATCTAACTGGCAACTATACTTTAGCCCTCGCTGCTTAATTGCAGCCTGACGAATTAATCTGAGATTACCGCATAGGGTTAATTTGTTCATTTATGTGGTATAGCCTTGATAGGAACCGTATTCAAGGTGATACTCCGGTTCTATATTCAGTTTACGTTTGTTAGTTAATGAGAACTGAATGAATTCAAATAACTGACTACACACATAAACATTTAGTAGGAAGCAATCTCGGACAGGGGTTCGATTCCCCTCAGGTCCACTTAACGGTTAGTGTTTACATTTTGTTGGAGTAAACAATGTATGAAGAAATTAAACACTACCTTAACAGTATATTTGGAACAGACTCAAAAAAAGAGTATATTGAATCCGAATATATGAAGGTGATGTCGTTGATTGTCGAAGCAAAAACTTTAGCACAGTTGTTTAACGCAAGAATTCGCATACTTGAATTAAACGACATAGTTAAAGAACTAAACTCTCCTAGTTGGGCAAAAAACAAAGTGAAGTTTCTCGAAGCTCGGTGGAATAAACAATACAGACTTTGGAAAGCACGAGGTTAACATGGCATTGAAGCGTAGAATTAAGCGGTTGACAAAGACGGAAGCACTTCGGGTTACTGGTCGTAGGTATTTGACTTGTGGTGAATGTAATAATGAAGAAGTAGAAGTTGCAGCGGATATTGGTCGAGTGACCTGCGCATACTGCGTACAACGAATGATTGCACCACCACCCAGTACACAGAAAAAACCAGAAGGTGAAAAATTTCCTCGTGGGTGGCATTTCAAAACCAGATATGTTCATACCGATGGACGAGTATTTTGTAAAGGAGTAGAAACGGGTGAAACCGACACTCCTACAAAAACTGCGGCAAAGAAGAAAGTAATTAAGAAAGTAACTAAGAAAAAGAATATTAAAAAGAAGGATAAGTAATGTTAAACCTACCACCGAAACCTTTCTATATAATTCAGAAATTTCTGAATGAAAATAGATTAGTAGTATACAAATATTTAATAAAACAAATTAAAAAAGGTATTCGGGAAAATTTAGATAAGGTAGAACTATTCCAGATAAATCCTATAAACAACAAACATACTCACGTTGCTGTTGTACGACAATCTGAGTACGAAATTGTTTTGAAGGATGCTATGAAATATTCTATTGAGGAAGAAGATTACGAAACAGCAGCAAAGGCACGTGACATATTACAAATGTTAACGGACAAGAGTATCAATCAATTACTAAACGATATCAAACCTCAGGAGTAAATTTATGGCGTTGGAAACAACAAAGTGTGTTGTTCTAAATGCCACGTACGAACCCATTACAGTGGTATCTTCCAAACGAGCATTGTTGATGTTTTTGGAAGGAAAGGCTATCATAGTTGAGGAACATCCGAATTTGGTGGTACGGTCACCAAGGCAAACGTTTCCTATACCACTGATGATTGCTCTGAAACACTATATCAAGGGTCGTCGGGTATTTAGGACGCCAGCATTACTTACACAAAAAAATCTATTTGTCCGTGACGCATACACTTGTCAGTATTGCGGACGTACACGTAATCAGATGAAATCACATGAGTTTCTTACTCGTGACCACATACATCCAGTAGCAAAGGGTGGTAAGGATGAGTGGACAAATGTAGTTACAAGTTGTAGTACGTGTAATAATAAAAAAGCAGACAAGCTATTGGATGATGTAAATATGGTATTACTAAAAGTACCAACGGTTCCTACAATCTTTGAACTATGGACCAGACAGCAATCTAGAACAAATAGGGTGACCTTAATAGTATAAAATGTTAATTCAATCTAAAATTGAAGATAAACAATGGTTATGGGTAAATGTTCCCAAAACTGCATCTACGGCAGTGATGAGAACATTTTTCCCTTATATGGATGTAAATGAACAGACGCATAGTTCATACGAAGAATTAATATCTCAGTATGGAATACTTGATTCATTTACAACTGTTCGTCATCCTGTGAATAGATTTCGGTCTGGATTAAATCACATTTTTAGTGTATGTATGTGTGGTAAGTGTAAAGTACACGTTGATAAATTACCTACTACACTAGATACAATACTCTTTATAAAAGATATGTTGATATTAAAAAGTCAACGTAAAGATTTTTTTAGAGCAGTATATAAAAATGGTGAAAGTGATTATTGGACCAACGTGGCCGATAGTATTAAAGATAGATTTGGTAAATCTATAACAAGTTATACAGATAATTGTTTACGAGTACCGTTTATTGTATCACAAACTTTTTTATTGGAAGGACCACAACAAAAATTAACTATTTTTAAATACGAAAATAGAGAAAATTTATCGAATTTCATAAAAAATAAATTAGGGTATAATTTAGATAATACTTTATATAGAAGATATCCTAATAATTTGGGGGTTGACTTTTCGGACCCCACACTGTTATATTTGTTAAGGGAGTTGTATACAGAGGATTTCCAAAACTTTAATTACTAAGGAAACGGTTATGTTTGACTACGAAGAGAAAGCTAAGAAAAACTTAGAGAAGTTCAATGCATTTCTTGCCGAAGATTCTCGTCTAGAAAAGCTAAATCAGATGTATGAAGTGTTTGGAGAGCAGCTTATTTCAGCACCTGCATCGGGAAAGGTTCACTATCATAATGCATTTCCTGGCGGATACCTTGACCACGTAGTTCACGTTGCAGAGGCATCTATGAAGGTCGCTACCGTATACAAAGCAATCGGTGGTGATATTGATTTTACCAAGCAAGAAATGATTTTCGCAGCATTACATCACGACTTGGGTAAGTTGGGTAATGAGCAAGGTGCTTATTATCTTGACCAAGACAGTGATTGGCATCGTAAACGTGGGGAGATGTACAAGTACAATGATAACATTCAGTATATGACTGTTACTGACCGTGCATTGTACCTTCTACAAAAGTTTGAGATTCCTGTTACGGAAAAGGAATTTATTGCAATCAAGTTGTCTGATGGTATGTATGATGATAGTAACAAGGCTTATTTGAAGAATCATTCGGTATATCCAATGAAAACAAATCTTCCGTATATTATTCATTGGGCTGACCATATGGCGTGTTCTGCGGAACGTGACCAGACGAAGTTTTAAGTAGTTGTTGCACTCGTGGCGGAATTGGTCTACGCGCTTGCCTTAGGAGCAAGTTCCAGAAATGGATTGGGGGTTCGAGTCCCTCCGAGTGCATAAAAACATTTGGGTAAATAATATGGAAACGATTGGATATATAGGGAGTATTTTTCTCACGATTAATGCTATTCCGGAGTTGTTTAGAACCATTACGGATAAACGATGTCATATCGGTTGGCCTATGTTGTTACTTTGGTTTATTGGTGAAATATTCATGACAACGTATGCTATTATGTTGTGGAATATTCCATTGATGATGAATTATATTTTCAATTTTATAGTTGTAGTTGTAATGTTGGCTTACAAGATGAAACATTTCTATCGTAAAAAGATGCATCTCACAACAGAACATTATATCAAGGTTGAATATTAATATGAAAGTTTCCATTGGTCGCTATCCAAAAGATTCAAACAAAGAACAGAAGATTTCTGTGAAAATTGATCCATGGGATACATGGAGCATGGATGTGACATTAGCGCATATCATTCTTCCTATGCTTAAGCAATTGAAAGAAACAAAACACGGCGCACCACATGTTGATGACGAAGATGTTCCCGAACACCTTCGCAAATCAGCAGCTCCACCGACTGAAAATGATTGGGATACGGATGACAATTATTTTAAGCGATGGGATTGGGTCATGGATGAAATGATTTTTGCCTTTGAAAGTAAACAAAATTGCACTTGGACGGAAAAATATGTAAACCAAGTACGTATCATTAATGGACTTCGATTGTTTGGAAAATATTACGAAGGATTATGGGATTAATACATGGATGATGAAAAGCCGTTTTTAACTCCCGAAGATTTTAATGATATCACCTCATTAGAAGATGTGATGACATGTACGAAGCTGGATAGAAATAGTGTGGCAGATTGTGTGTTCGCAGTTGGTTTACGATTTATTGAATTACCAGAAAAACAAACCATACTGGATGTCTTTGAATCGGCTGGATTCGTCAAGAGTAAAGGACAGTTCAAAAAGAATCCCACGCAGTTACGAGTGAATGGCAAGAAGGTTAACCCTAATGATCCGTGGAATTTTGGTATCACCGCGGTATTGTGTTTCGGAAAACATAGAAATGAAGCAGGCGTAATTTGGTTTCGAAAGTGTACCGAAAACGAAGATGGCAGCGTAAGAAAAATATAATTATTCCCAATGGTATTATATGAAAACATAATTCAGGTATGCGGCCCAGATGGTAGGGGCACCCGCCTGTGGAACGGGGGGAGAGACTCCCTCCTACCTGATACGCCTCAATAGCTCAATTGGATAGAGCATCTGACTTCGGATCAGAGGGTTGTGGGTTCGACTCCTGCTTGGGGCATAACATTTAAACAAAAATTTTATGAGATTCTTAACTAGAAAATTGGTGCAACCAGGTGATTTAAATATAAACGGCACATTGTTCGGGGGCCGGTGTTTGGCTTGGGTTGACGAAGAAGCATCAATTTATGCGGCAATTGAAACCCGACATAAAAAAGTTGTGACAAAAAGTATGTCTGCTATTAACTTTGTTGCACCTGCATATCAAGGGGATGTTGTTGAAATCGGAGTGGCGTTAAAAACCGTTGGAAAAACTTCTATTACTTTGGAAGTGCAAGTACGAGATTTAACTACACAAAAAGTTATTGTTGATATTGATGAGATGGTATTTGTGTGTGTTGATGAAACAGGAAAACCTATTCGACATAGTTTAGGTAAATAAAATATATTTTGTAATTTGGTCAAATACATTAACTGCTTCTGTGGCGTAATTGGATAGCGCAACTGATTTCTACTCAGTGGGTTGGGGGTTCGAGTCCCTCCAGGAGCATACGGTGCGATGGCCGAGTGGCTGAAGGCACGGGTCTGCAAAACCTTTGGAGAAATCCCACGCCAGTTCGAATCTGGCTCGCACCTTTTTATAGGAGATTATATTATGGATACTAAACAAGTTAAAAAAGTAATCGCAACTACTTTGGTTATTGTTGTAATGATATTTTTTGGTGTTATTATGTTTATAGGGGATACCGAACCAGAAGTGTTACAAGGTGGTGATATCCAGAATTCAATAGATACTGGTCAATATAAATGAAAAATATTTTATTTGCGAAACCAGTAACTTTAACAGAAACAGAAGAGCACATTATTGTTAAACGTAAATGGTGGGCTGTATTAATTTTAATTGTGGGTGGAATTATATTAGCTGGTAGAATTCCTAACATTCCTATGTGGATACCATATTTACTTTTCTTTTTTGGACACGGTGGAATGTTACACAGTTTCTTTAATAAGAAAGATTATCCAATGGTTATTGTCAATGCGGTATGGATACTAATTGACATAACAGGAATATTTCGGTGGTTATAAATTCTCCGTGTAAAAAAATATGTAAACTTGAAGGTACACGTTGTGTAGGATGTTATCGTACAATTAACGAAGTTAAGAATTGGAGAACGTTTTCCAATTTAGATAAAATATTTATTTGGTTTAAAGTATACATTCGAAAAGTGGCAGGGTAGCTCAGTTGGTGAGAGCGCACGACTCATAATCGTGAGGTCGAGGGTTCGAATCCCTCCCCCGCTATTGTTTTATAACTTTTACAAGGAGTGAAATGAACAATTTAATAGTCATCGGACATCCTGATAAGAAAAGTTTTTGTTATAATGGTATTTTTAAAACCATTAAAGACGAATTAACTAATAACGCAAGCTATGAATCTACACAAACCATAGAAGTCATTGACCTCTATAAAGATGATCTTTCCATCAAAAAGAAAGAAGTTATTAAACATTATCAAGAGTTGGTGACATGGGCAGATAGAATTTACATTATATCACCTGTGTGGTGGTTTCGGTGTACACCACTAATGGAAGAATTCTTTGATGTGGTATTCACACCAGGATTCGCATATAAGTTTGTTCCGTTAATTCCAAAATATGGTTATCCAAAACCATTATTGTCACACAAAAAGGTTCGTACATACTTAACACACGGAGCACCCGCACTTCCTGTATATATGTTATATTTCAATGCCGTAAAATTACGGTTAGTATTAGGAGTATATTCATTTGTATTTGGGTGGTTTAAGACAAATACACGACAGTTTTGGAGTGTACCATTCGTTGACAATGAAACGCGAATTGGTTATCTTAAAAAGGTCAAACGAGACATCAAAAACGATTTGAAAAAATAGTAGTTTGGGAGTGTCGCCTAGCGGCAATGGCAGCAGACTGTAAATCTGCCGATTAATAATCTACGTTGGTTCGAGTCCAACCACTCCCATTTTGTAAGATGCACACCAGTAGCTCAGTTGGTTAGAGCATTCGTCTGATACACGAAAGGTCGCTAGTTCAACTCTAGCCTGGTGTACTCTGGGTTCATGGTGTAATTGGCAGCACAACGCTCTCCAAAAGCGTTTGTCTAGGTTCGAGTCCTAGTGGGCCTGTGTCGGGATATCCCGGCTTAGAAGGCACAACACTCGGTTGTGTCGGATTACCTTAGTAGGAGAAAAAAATGAAGCGTATTTTGTATGGAACATTGTTGGCATTGAGTATTACCGCGTGCACGGAAGAAGCCGTTGTTACGGCTCCAGTAACACCGGCGGTAACAACAGTATCATTAAATGTTACTGCTACACAACTTGAAATTGGACGTACAATTAACATCACGCCCACTGTTAAAGATCAACGTGATTCTGTTATGAGAGATCAAACAGTTGCATGGTCATCAAATAATACATCGGTCGCAACAGTTGTTAATGGGTTAGTAACAGGAGTATCCAAGGGTCAAGCTACAATTACAGCGGCAGTGGGTGGTAAATTCGCAACTGCTACGATTTTCGTAACAGACCCAACAGTAGCTACTGTCACAGTAACGGCAACTGTACCGCCTACGTTTTTTGTTGGTCAGACATTACAGGCAACCTCTGTTGCACGGGACAGTGGAAATAATACACTGACATCATTCACCACTACTTGGACATCAAGCACGCCAGCCGTCGCCTCAGTGTCCGCAACAGGATTGATTACTGCATTGTCGGCAGGTACAACTACTATTACCGCAACTTCGGGTGGAAAAACAGGTACGTTGAACGTCACGGTATCTTTGGTTCCTGTCGCTCGTGTACTTCTCACATTGCCTAAGCCAGCTCATGTTGGACGCCCTGCAACAGTTGTCGCAGATTTGCGTAACAGTTCAGGTACAGCACTGACCGCTGCACAACGCACATTTGGTTGGCATAGTAGTGATGAATCCATTGCTACCGTTTCTGCAACGGGTGTAATCACAGGCCTTACCTACGGTACCACGATTATTACTTGTGTTGTTGAAAACAGAGTGGGTACATTGGTGGTGAATGTAACAGAAGTGGGTATTGATTACATTGTGGTTTCACCTGATAGTTCAGACCTGAAGGTGGGTGCTACCCGTCAATACACAGCCACAGCATTTGATGCTGATAGTGTTCCTTTGAGTGTCGCAGCACTGAATGGTCGTCCGTTTGAGTGGACCACCACTAACAATGCAACAGCACGAGTGTCGAATATTGGTCTTTTGTTGGGTATCGCGCCAGGAACCACATTTGTTTCGGCATCAATTGGAACAGTTTCGGATAATGCAAAGGTAGTTATAGTACCATAAAGGAAGATAAGTTTTAATTTGGTAAGCTAGGGGTGAAGGCTGATACCAGAGACATATCGGTGGCAACTGCTGATATGTAGATGTTGCTGAATGACCCCAAGTGAGTGCGAATCTCACAATATTCCCAGATAGCTCAGTCGGTAGAGCAGGTGACTGTTAATCACCGGGTCGGGGGTTCGAGTCCCTCTCTGGGAGCTTACCATAGGAGAAAATATGTTATCCGCAATTCTAATATTTTTAGTGGTTATGATGTGTGCAGTGGGTGGAACTGTATACATTGCTAGATTCTTAGAAAAAGAAGATTCATAACGAAAAACATTTTATTTACAACATCACAACAACGAGGTTATTATGAATTTAACACCGAATGACAAGTTGAAGTTGGAAGGTGCATTAAAGGATATGAGTGTATCTATGACACGAATTTCCGCAGAACGAGACTTACAGAAAAACATTATCAATGATATCTGTGAAGAACTTCAACTTAACAAGAAAGTTTTTCGTAAGTTAGCAAAGACGTATCACAAGCAGAATTTTGATGACGAAGTAGCAACGCATCAAGAGTTTGAAAAACTTTACGAAACAGTAACGCAGAGTAAAATTAAATAATTGTTGCTGGGAGTGGTGGCGCAATCGGTTAGCGCACCGCACTGTCACTGCGGGGGTTGCGGGTTCGAGTCCCGTCCATTCCGTATTTTGGAGAAATTATGAAAATTTTGATACTATCAACTTGTGGAAAAACAAATGAAGAAGAAGATTTACGATACATAAATCTTTATTTGGCTTCTTTAAAAGTTAACGTAGTTCCACATTTTGAAACTAAGGTTATACTTTTTAACAATGCAAATCCAGAAAAATCAGAAGATAGTTTAACGTGGCAACGTGTTAAAGATTTTGGATTGGAAGATATCGTAGAAGTTCGTAATGTTAATGAAATGGAACTTCCAGAAAAATCAGTAGAGTTTATGAAAAGCCAACATTGGTTTGCAAAGATTGGGTTAAACATGAATATGATGTTTGACTATTCCAAAAAATATAATTTCTTTGATGCCGATTGGATTTTTCATACCGACACCGACATTGAGTTTCTTCCAAATTTTAAAAATCATTTGGACTCAATTCAAGGATTAACAACGGTTAATCGTTCTGTATTTGTTTCGTTGGCTGGAGATGCGTATCCGTATAATTTCAGATACAAAGAAAAAGAATATATCTTTGATGAACCTGTGCGTATGGACATATATGATGAAAATTCATTAACATACGATTATATGATACGGAAATTAACAGTAAACGAACGATTATCGGATAAACATTATATAAACAATCCACGACTAGTTTTTAATTTGCAACAACAAAAGGTTAGAAATGATTTTGTGGGATTGTCACGAGAATGTGCTAATCTACATAAATTTAATTGGATTTCTTGTCATTATCCAAATGAATTTAAAGCACATAAAGGACAACATGAAGATTTGGAACAATTGTGGAAAGAATTTGGAAGTGATAAGTTACAATTAACTATTAGTCACGATAAAGGTGGAACTGTACAATATTTTCTACAAGCAGGTAACCATAATATCACAAAAATTCAACTTCGTGGATATGTAGATATGGTTAAGCATAAGGGTTCTGGTTGGTTTGATGGTGATAATTACGTAGAATACTCGTTAAAAATATTGAATGAAAGTTACTCAGAAACAAGCAATGTTTGGAGAGCTGATTATCAGTGAGTGTTGGAAGGGTGGCCGAGTGGTTTAAGGCAGCTGTCTACTAAACAGCCGTAGGGTAATTCCTACCGTGGGTTCGAATCCCACCTCTTCCGTTAATAGGAGAAATGTATATATGGCATGGACACGAAGAAAGTCACACACGAGAAAACCAAAGAAATCGTGGCAAGCTAGAATAAAAGTAAAATCTACAACCGTAAAAAAGACTCCAAAAAAACGAAAAAAATAATATTTACTATTTATTTAGATTGGGGGCTTGACATTTGTACGTGGGTAATATATATTACTTGTGTAAGTTAAACGCCTCCATAACTCAATTGGTCAGAGTAGCTGGCTTTTAACCAGTAAGTTCTAGGTTCGAGTCCTAGTGGGGGCACTGCTGATTAAAAAATGTAAAGGTGGTTGTAGAATTTACCCGCGGTATGGTTTAAACCCGCGCCACACGACTTCTCTATGATCCTTACGTCGAGACACCACTACAACGGTGCAGGGGAAGAGTCCGTAAGTAGAAATCAACGTGTATGGATAAACATTAGTGAGGATGGCACTAATGATGATAGGTAAATTCTTCTCTATAAAATGAGAGGATACTACAACAACTCATCCAATTTTGCTCCTGTGGTGAAATCGGTAAACACAAGAGACTTAAAATCTCTCGCTCACAAGGCTTGTCGGTTCGAGTCCGACCAGGAGCACTAACTATATGAGTAAATATTTAGTAAAAATATATTTTGATGGTGGTAGTATGGATTTTACATATATGGCACCTGAAGCAACGGCAGCTATTACGATGTTTCGTAATGATGTTGATGCACAAGCAGCATTAAAAGGAAAAGTATTGACGCATTATGAAGTTGGTCCTGTGTAGTAAATGCGAGAGTAGCTCAGTGGTAGAGTCCGTGCTTGCCAAGCACGTTGTCGTGGGTTCGAATCCCATCTCTCGCTCTTGGAGAAAATATGTTTGAATTATTTAATTCTGTAATTGCTGAACGAAATTATACAAGATACTTAGAAATCGGTGTTAGTAACGGTGGTACATTTTACAATGTAGAATGTGCAATCAAGCACGGGGTAGATCCATATAACAAAGATATGTTATACCCTATGACATCTGATGAGTTTTTTGAAAACTGTACCGAAATGTATGATATTATTTTCATTGATGGTGACCACGAATGTAATCAAGTCCTAAGAGATATAGATAACAGCATTCGACATCTAAATGATAATGGTATCATATTTGTTCACGATACAAAACCACATACCGAATTGATGCAACGTTCACCAATGCCACACCACACAGAATTATGTGAACGTGGATTGTGGACAGGAGATGTGTGGAAAGCAGTAGCAAAATTCAGAAGTCAACGTACAGATTTTTCTGTTAAAACATTTAACATAGAGTTGGGATTAACCATTTTAGAACGTGGTCAAAACCAATTAATAGAAATACCAGAAAATTTAACGTATGAATGGTTCTTGACAAATCAGGAATACTTGTTAAATTTAATTCCGTACAACACGGGTCCATAGCTCAGCTGGGAGAGCATCCGCTTTGCAAGCGAAAGGTCGTCGGTTCGATCCCGACTGGATCCATTTTTAATTCCGAGGGCGGCCCAGCTTGATACGCGTATACTTGCGCTCGGTAGTCGCGTTGTCCGACATTTTGTGAAAGGGCTTCATAGACAACAACGGACGCTTAACTCAGCTGGTTAGAGTGTTTGCTTTACACGCAAAATGTCGGGGGTTCGAATCCCTCAGCGTCCATTTTACTAATGGAGGTTATTATGAAAGCACGTGTAGTTGAAATGTTACGAACGCAAGCAGAAGCAGAACGACAGAAGGCACTTCTCTCACTGGACTTGTTGATGAATGTTCCTGTTGGGATTGGTGACCATTCTACTGGTGATTTTTATAAGAATGCAGAAGAAGCATTACAGATGCTTGTTGATGCCGATGATAAGTTAGAAACTTTGAATAAGTATTTTTCTGAATAAAAAATAGTTGTGGGGGTTGAAAGCAGCTTAAAAGCAAGCGCAACTCGTCTGGAATCGTGCCAGACCGAAGATGAGGAACTGCGTGAAAAAGACCTCGCCGCACGTGTCATATAATGGCTATTATCCTAGCCTTCCAAGCTAGAGACGCGGGTTCGATTCCCGCCACGTGCTCTAAACATAACGATAACCACCAACCCACTGGTAGTAGGCGAACAGAAAGAATGGAATGTCTTATGTCGTAAGTCCTGTCGTTATGTTTTACAACACGAGAATATTATGGTAATTAAATACTTGACATTAGAAGAAGCATTGATTATACTTGAAAATAAGGAAATCATTGAATATATGGCAAGGTGTAGAATTTCAGTAGCTGGCAAGTGAACTGGTGTCACGCTAGGATCATAACCTAGAAAGTTGGGTTCGACTCCCAAGCGAGCCATGTAGTACAGCAGGACGGCTCTTAGCCGGTTAGTGGTCGTATGGAAAGGCGTCTGATGAAAACCCCCTGGGGTTAGGATGAATAACGACGATGTATAGGGGTGGTCGTGCAGAAAAATATCCGATAACAACTCCATTGAGTTGAGGATGAATAACGACGATACACAGATAAGAGTTGCAACTACTCATCACCCGATTGCAGGACAACACCTTTCCCGCTGTACTACACATTTAAAATGTTAATGAATGAATGGAAGTAATGAACGCTCTTGTGATGGAATGGTATACATGGCAGTCTCAAAAACTGCTGCCGCAAGGCTTGTGAGTTCGAGTCTCACCGAGAGCACTTCGGGGCGTAGCGTAGCCTGGTATCGCGCCTGCTTTGGGAGCAGGAGGTCGGGGGTTCAAATCCCTCCGCCCCGACTAACTAGGAGAATATATGAGAAAATTTTATCGTAGTGCAACCAATAAAAGACTTGCTGGATTTTGCGGAGGAATTGGTGAGCAATTAAATATAGATCCTGTATTCATCCGATTTGTATTTATTTGTTCTTTCTTTTCACCACTTCCAATTGTTACTGTGTATTTAGTTGCGTGGTTGTTGTTTCCACTAAGTAGAGAAAAACCTATTGGAAACATAGTAAAAGAATACTTCGATGCATTTTCTGCAAAAGATTTAAAACGATTAAGTACACTATACGCAGATGATGTAGTACTGTCGGAATGGAACGAAAATGTATTTACTGGTAAAGTAGCTGTATTGGAAGAAAACCGAAAATTATTTGAACAATTTAAATCAATTCGAATTGTTGTAAATAATTCCGGTGAAAATAACAGAACATCGGTAAATGAAATTACAGTATATTTGGATGATAAAAAAGTAAAGGTAGTAGATAGTATTAGTGTAGTTGGTGAAAAAATAACTAATATTATGGCATATCGGGGATTTTGATATCATTCAAGGCTTGACAAACAGTAACAGACTATGTATATTTTTAATGTTGATGTGATGCCGCGTTCGTCTATCGGCTAGGACGCTAGACTTTCACTCTGGTAAGACGGGTTCGATTCCCGTACGCGGTACTAAAATAGAATTATCCGCCTCTAGCTAAATGGTGACAGCAGCGGTCTTATATACCGAAGATGTGCAGGTTCAAGTCCTGCGGGGCGGACTGGTTATGTAAATTTTCAATAGTAACTCTTGTATAGAAGTTATCGGTCCCTTAGCTCAGTCGGTTAGAGCAGCGAACTCATAATTCGAAGTGCGGGGGTTCAAGTCCCTCAGGGACCATTTTTGGAGAACGAGATGCCACATCCTAAAAAGTGCGGTAAAGGTCGGAGAAAGGTCGGTTCGAAAAAACGAAGAAATCGTTGGAAGAATCGTAAGCGTAATCACTAATTGATCCCGTCAGCTTGGTAGAGTGGTCTGACGTTAATTAATGAACTCTACCGTTTTGTGTATACAACGCGGGTGTACACGCTTGGCAACTTGGTGGAATGTTGCAACAGCATGGGAAACGGTTCTAGTCCGTGGGGTGCTGGATAGAGTGGAATCTATCAATCCCCTTCCCACCATTGCCCTCTCGTATAATGGCAATACAGCTGACTTTGGATCAGCGAATCGTGGTTCGATTCCATGGAGGGCAACTTGTAGTATCGTAGTATTTTTAAATGGTTGTTTCATTATTCATTTTATGGAGCGTACATAATGTACAAGTTTATCCTTACAGTAGCAGTAGTTGGTTTGACGGCATGTGCCAAGACAGAAGAAGTTCAGGGTGAAGTTACCACTGATAGTACCGTAGTGGTAGTTGATTCAACTAAGTTGAACACCGATTCAATCAAGGCAGCAGACACAACCGTGGTCACCCCAAAGGAAGGTCCAGCAGCCAAGTAACAACACGCGGTCTTAGTGTAACGTCAGCACGGTAAGCTTCCAGCTTACAAGAGCAGTTCAACTCTGGCAGACCGCTCCATTTTAATAAGAACATCCCGTGCGTAGTGTGGCGCACTTGTTGTGGTGGCAGGAAGAACAGGTAACTGTTTGATAGGGAGCGTTCTTATTTTATTTCGGGACAGGTGGCAGAGTGGTCTATTGCAACGGTCTTGAAAACCGTCGAACCGAAAGGTTCCGAGAGTTCGAATCCCTCCCTGTCCGTAAACGCCACGATAGCTCAGCTGGTAGAGCACCCGCCTTGTAAGCGGGAGCGCATCGGTTCAAACCCGATTCGTGGCTCTTATAAACTAATTTAAAACTACATAAACTTTATATTTATATAGGACTCGCACCGCTGTGGTGGAGTCCTTTTTACCGTGATGCCCTATCGGGATCACATAACATAGGAGGTCATTTTATGACTCGTTTAGTTTTTCGTCCGTTTAGTACCAATGTGTTAAATAGTCGTGACAATTTTATCAGCACGTTTGATAAGATGTTTGATGATATGACACGAAATAGTTTTCCCGAATTATTTGAACATTTAGGTGTTGAACCGTTTGGAAAGGCATCATATCCAAAGGTCAATGTTATTTCAAATGATGATTCTGTGTTAATTGAAGCAGAATTAGCAGGATATAAAAAAGATGAAATTGATATCTCAGTGCAGGATGGAGTTCTCACTATATCTGGTAAGGCATCGCAATCCACTGAACAAACTGATAAAGCAGTTTATCTCCTCCGCGAGTTGAAGCGAAGCGCTTTCAGCCGGTCGTTTAAAGTTGGTGACCAATTGGATGTCTCAGATGTAGATGCGAAGTTCAATAATGGTTTACTTATAATTACAATCCAAAAGTTGACAAAGGAGCCAGAAACAAAAAAGGTTACGATTAAATAATCACCGTTACAAAAAACAGGAGGTCAGAATGATGTGCAGTTGCTTAATTTGTACTTGTCATTCACATATAACCGATTAACCAGGGGGTGATCCTTATCGGTTATGTATAGGCTCAAAAACCTCTAGCCTTTGGGAGATAAAATGAAAATATAACGGGTCGGTCACTAAAAGTCCGACCCGTTTTTTCTTGGAGTAAACTATGAATAAAATTTTTAATTTCAAAACACTAGTTTCATTTACTGCATTAGCAATCGCAGGATGTGCTGCATTGTTCTCTGTGACAGGTATTGGTACCTTGTTCGCAGGAGCAGCGGTGTCTGCTATGGTAATGGCCAGTGCTTTGGAATTGGGTAAATTGGTTGGTATCTCCTTTCTATACAGATATTGGACGGAAGTACCAAAAGTATTAAAGAGTTATATGTTAGTTGCTAGTGTAGTTTTAATTGGTATCACATCAGCGGGTATTTACGGTTATCTATCCTCTGCGTACGCTAAAGTTGCGGCAGAACCATTAAAGATGAATGCTGATATCCAAATTTATAATTCACAAGCACAAACATTGGATGAAGAAATTAAACGAAAGACTGCACGATTAGATCAAATTATTGCACTTCGTGGTCAGCAAGAAAATCGTATAGACAACCTCATCGGTAAAAGTACCACGGGTTCCAATACAGCAATTCGAGCAGCACAGAATTCATTAACAGAATTGAATAGAACCGCAACAGCACTACAAAAAGAAATTAATCAAACCTCTCTTCAACGAGATAGTTTGAAAGCACGTAGTTTAACAAAGGAAGTTGAAATCAATACTAATTCTGATATTGGTACGTTCGTATATATCTCCAAAGCAATCGGAGTACCACTAGATACAGAGGAACCTAAACAATTAACTATTTTTAATGAGAACCCACCCACAGAAGTAAGCAACCCAACAACAGTGTTCACCAGCGAAGAGAAAGTCGTTCCTGAGTCAATTGTGCAAGAGGAAACGATGATAAAACGCGACGAGGAACCCGTGGAAGAAGAGCGTGAAATAATACCATTTAATAATGGTGATTGGGATGAAAATGACCCATTTCCACAGTATATGACAAAAGCTGAAACAGAAGAAGTTATGGAAAAGTGGTGGGCAAAAAGAAATGGTGTTATAAAATAAGACTTGACAATACCGGTGTTGTGTAGTATATTAGATATATGTTATGTTACATATGTAATACATTAACTAGGTTAAGGTTACTTATATGCCACATCAAGTCGGTTACTGTTGTATCAATACCACACTACAAAAACAAAAAATTACCACCAATCGTGGTATGATTCAACGCACCTTCTTGGAACGTGGTGTTAAGTACGCATCAGAACTCGCACTACAAAACGCACAAGATCTAGTAAAAATTATTAAATGGAACGTAGAGAATAACGTCAAGGTATTTCGGTTGTCATCGGATTTGTTTCCGTGGAACTCCAAATATAAACTGACTGACCTACCACACTACGACAAAATTAGTCAATACCTACTTGCCGCCGGTGCTATGGCTTATAACAGTGGGCAGCGAATCACAGCACACCCAGACCATTTTGTGAAGTTGGGTTCTGCTAAACCAACAGTTGTAGACAACGCTATTCACGACCTAGAACATCACTCCGAAGTCTTTGATTTGATGGGGTTAGAAGCATCACATTATAATTGTCTTAATATTCACGTTGGTATGAATTACGCCGACGATACTATTGACCGTTGGCTTCGTGCATTTGACCGACTCTCCGACAACTGTAAAAAGCGTTTGGTGGTTGAGAATGATGACAAGCAAAACGCATTCTCCATCAAGCAGTTACATCGTGAGATTACTTCTCGTGTCGGTGTTCCCTTGACATTTGATTACTTTCATCATACATTTCATCAAGATGGAATATCTTCAATAGACGCTGCACATCTCGCTGCATCTACTTGGGACACCAAACCACTATTCCATTATAGTGAAAGTAAAAATATTAATGAAAATGTTCGTGGCAATCCTCGTGCACACGCTGACTATGTGTTTCAACGTATTGATGACTACGGTTTAGATATTGACATTGATCTAGAAGCAAAAGCCAAAGAAAAAGCTTTATTTAAATATTGGGAGTTACTATGATTAGTTTTGCAATTACAACCCACAACGAAGGTCATTATATTCAACAACTACTTGACCAGTTGGTTCCTCACTGCGAAAAAACCGGTGACGAAATTATTGTTGTGGACGATCATTCTACTGATGCATTTACATCCCAAATTTTATATGGATATGAACAACAGGACAAAATTCGTCTATTTTCACATGCATTAAATAATGATTTTGCTGCACATAAAAATTATCTTAATTCTTTGTGTGAAGGTGATTACATTTTCCAAGTTGATGCTGATGAAAAATTTAATAATAATCTTTTGACATATTTGCATGATATAGTGTATAATAATACCAATGTAGATATGTTCTTAATTCCACGAGTAAATGTGGTAAACGGATTAACAGAAGATGATATTCGTAGTTGGGGATGGACACTGAACGACAAGGGATGGGTAATGTTTCCTGACTACCAAACTAGACTGTATAAAAATACAGAACGTATTAGATGGGAAGGTAAGGTGCATGAACGAATCGTAGGATATCAAACACACGCACCACTTCCAGCAGAAGAAGAGTGGTCACTTTATCACATCAAGGACATCAAGAGACAACGGGAGCAAAACGCATATTATGATACCATTACACGGTAAACAAGCACTAACCTATGATGATATCCAGCTGATACCACAGTATTCGGATATTGAATCACGGTCACAAATTGACCTTACTACTAGATTAACAACTAATTATAGTATTAGAGTTCCTCTCATTGCATCACCTATGGACACGGTATGTGAGTCTGAAATGGCTATTGCAATGGCAGAATTGGGTGGTGTAGGATGTATTCATCGTTTTATGTCAATTGAAGAACAAGCAGAACAAGTACAAAATGTAAAAATGGCTATATGGGACGGGCCTATATATAGAACTTGGGAAGGAAAAACAACTCCTGTTATGGCAGCGGTTGGAGCCAATGGAGATTATTTCCAACGAACAGAAGCCTTGATTAATGCTGGTGCAAATGTTATATTGATTGATGTAGCCCACGGTCATCATTCGTTTGTCCGTGAAGCTATCATCAAAATTAAAGATAACTTTCCTCATATTGACGTTATTGCAGGAAATGTAGCAACCGCAGAAGCAGCAGAAGAATTAGAATTCTGGGGAGCAGATGCAATTCGAGTAGGTATCGGTGGTGGTTCATTGTGTACTACTCGTATTAAAACTGGTTTTGGTGTACCAAATGTTACGTCATTGTTGGAAACGTCAAACGCAGTAACTGTTCCTATTATTGCATGTGGTGGTATTCGTAATAGTGGTGATATTGCTAAAGCGTTGGCGGTTGGAGCAAGTTCGGTAATTCTTGGGTCGCTTTTGGCAGGAACAAAGGAAGCGCCTGGGGCTATTATTGAAAAACAAAATGGTTTATATAAAAGATATCGTGGAGCAGCTTCTTTGGAAACAAAGAGTATACACGGTCAAAAAACTCGTAATGTTGAGGGTGAATCCACCATTGTTCCATTCAAGGGTAAAGCAAAGTTTATCGTGGATGGATTAACTGATGGATTACGGTCGGCCTTATCATACGCAGGAGCAATGAGTATTGATGAATTTTGTCCCTCGTATGTTGTAGTCACTAACGCTGGAATTAGTGAGGCAAGACCGCACCTTCTCTAACACAGGAGAAATTATGAAACAGGTAATAACTGTCTTTTCGACATTAATGGTTCTTTTGATGTTGAAAATAAATGAGGTTTATGTACCGAATCGTATTGTTCGGTCGGAACCAACGGAACTTGAAAAGTTTCTTAACCATATGGCAGAACGGGAAAGTGATAATACTTTGCATGTGGTGAACAGATTCGGAATGATGGGAAAGTATCAGTTTGATCCTCGTACGGTTAGAATGCTAGGATTTAGAGTTACACAGAAGCAATTCTTACAGAACTCAGAACTTCAAGACTCTGTAATGGTTGCAAATATGCGACTAAACAATAAAGAATTACATAATATTATTATAAAATATAGCGGTAAGGTAGTAAAGGGAATAAAAGTTACACGTTCTGGCATCTTGGCAGCAGCACATTTGGCAGGACCACAGAATGTTATCAACTTTTTCAATAATTCAGATTTTAAAGGTAGAACTGACGCGAACGGAACAAGTATTCGTGAGTACATGCAAACCTTTTCAATCTACAACTTGGTAAAGATATGATAGTAATTGTTGTTATTAGTCTATTGTTTAATATTCTACTTTGTTACGCAACATGGAATACGTTACGTAAAGTTGAAATAATGGAAGATGCCGTCAACAATTTTTATTCCCGTCTGAGCATAACATTACACACAATGCGGATAATTGATGAACGACAAATGTTTGAGAAAGATGATGAGGTTGGTGAAGTCTTTTCTCAAATTACGGACATCATAAATGATTTACGTCCGCTAATTTATGGGAGTGATTCAAACGATGGGTCGAAAGAAAACTAAGTTGGGCAAGGTCTATTTTACACAAGAAACCGAAGATGCAATTATAAAGTATAACCAAAGTACTGACCAAGATGAACGAGAATACATCTATCGGGAGTACATTTGGGCACCATTCGATAAATTGGCCGAAAATGTAATTAATAGATTCAAGTTTCCTTATATGGAAGGTAGCTTTGAAGATGTAAAGTCGGAAGTTGTTTCCTTTTTGGTTATAAACTTACACAAATTTACATCTGGTAAAGGTAAAGCGTTTTCATATTTTAGTGTAATCGCAAAAAATTATCTTATATTGCATAATAACAACGCATATAAGGAAGAGAAGCGGTCTGTGTACTTGGCGGACAAGACTGATGAAACATTTTCGTTAGAAGAAATTCTAGTTGCGGAGCCAGAAGAACACGAAGTAAAGAGTGATATGCGTGATTTCATCCAACTACTTGTTCAGTATTGGGATTTTAACACCACGAAGATTTTCAAGAAAAAGAGAGATTTGGATATCGCCACCGCGGTTGTTGAACTACTCCGACGAGTGGATAACATTGATAATTTCAATAAAAAAGCTCTCTACCTAATGATTAGGGAAATGACTAACCACAAAACTTCGCATATTACTAAGGTAATCAACAAGATGCGAGGACACGTTTTAGTCCAAATGCAAGAATTTAGACGAACAGGACATATTTCCGACCCATCTGCATATTTTACGTATAAAAAATAGCCTCTAACTATTTATATTGTAGTAACTTGGAGGTTATTATGAGTTTAGACAAGGAAATATTTGAGGGAAAATCACTTTCCGACCTCTTTTCAGAAATCTATAAGAATACCGACTCTAAGAGACAACAAATTAATACGTTTGTCTCTAAGTTGGTTATGCTGATCAGAACCCCAGAAGATGCAGCAGTTATTGGTCCTGTTATAAAAGACTTTATTGAAGTAAATGTCAAAAATGATGAACACTTAATACGTGTTGCACAAATTGCCCAACGTATTATTGGTGTTGCAGCCAAGGGAGAATCCATTGATGGGTTACTTTCGGAAGCAGAAAAACAGGCATTATTAGGTGACTTAAAGATGGAAGTTGAAAAACTGGAAGATGAAGGTAAAGATATCGAAGAAGATATATTTGCAATCTCAAAGAGAATTAAATAATGCCAGGATTTAGAGTCCCCGTCAGTAACAACGGAGTTAGAACACTACTACCAGGTGCCCCCACCAATACAGTAGCTACGGACTCTTTTATCTATGAAGCTGCGCAAGTTGAAGAAATCATTGTTAATGAAGCAAGTAATAAATACGATCAAAATAGAGCAAGTACAACGGCAAACGTTGGTCGTGCCAAAGTACGGTTTGTAAATACAGACCAAGACACCAGAAGTAAAAACTTGGTTTGGGCGGACCCGCTTATACCATATCAAACATCATATCCACTAGTTGGAGAATATGTATTGGTGTTTAAAATGTTAGGTACTTATTGGTATATAGGACCACTTAACACCAAACGAAAAATATCAGAAAACGCACATCCTGTTGTTGGAACTATATTAGAAGCGGCACGAACGGAAAATGCGATTGATAGACAACGACAAGCACTTCGTGGAGTCACAACACAAGCATCCAAAATTAAAACCAACGCAGGTGATAATTTTAGAGAATTAAATGTAAATCCTGTCAAAGCATTTGAAGGAGACATTATTTATCAAGGACGATATGGACAATCCATTCGACTAGGAAGTAGTCAGTTAAGTCAAGCGTCCGATGGTGAACAATTTCCAAATATTATCTTACGTGCTGGACAATCATCTGTAATAAGAACTGCTGACGGACCTGCTGGATTGACGAACGAATCACTTAACGCAGACGCCAGTTCGATATATATGGTATCAAAACAGATATTACCATTGGTACCTGCAACGTATGGTACAAATATCCATCTTCGTTCAACGTTTGAGAAACCTATATTTGATGGTGCATCCATATTAATAAATTCCGATAAGTTAATATTTAATGCAAAACAAACATCCATATATATGTTTTCGAAAAAAGGCATACATCTTAACACGTTAGATGATGGATTTACATTAGATTCTGCCGGAAACGTTACTATACGAACACCAAATTTAATTAATCTGTTCGCAGAAAAAACTATTAGTTTAGATTCAAAAGAAGATACCATAGTGAATACTAAACGAGATGTTCTTATTAGTGCCGATAGAAATGTTACGTTCCACGGTAACGAAATATTCTTGGGTGGTAGAAGTTCAAATGCATCTCCTATTGCAATGGCAAAACCATTAAAATTATTTTTGTTTGAATTACTACGAACAATCATGTCTACCTCTCCACTAACTCTCGGACCCTCTGGTATCGTGAATCCTGCGTTAATCGCAAGAATGTTGGTGGTATACGCAAAGTACCAAGTATTCCCAGACCCATTTCAACCACTATGGGCATCTAACGATAATTTCGTAATGAAAACTAATGAGAGAACATTGGCTGGAGATTTACCAGCAAATGAAAGCTTAAAAAATGTTACTGGACTAGGTTCTTCGGGAGTTTCTACAATTGATTTCGGTAGAGAAGTTGCAACCAATTCTTCTATACGAAATCTTAGAAAGTTCTTTGACGATGAAACTACTTCGAAATTATAATTTATGACTACATTATCCGAACAATATTTTGGTGCTTATTTACAACGAGCAACTAATAGTACCTCGAATATATCTACAATCAGTAACATTCCACGGGAAGTTCCCTTGGAAACACTTATTGCGTTGGCGACTTTTAGACCGGAAATAATTCCTGGTGGTATTGTACAAAAGTATGGACAAAATTTTCCAATAATACAATCCAAGATAACACAAGAATTAATAAGTTCTAGTGAACAATCATTGGATAGATTGAAAAATTATAAACCACAAGTACTACCGACAAACGCAATACAACGTAGAAAAGTTAACGGGGTAATAGTTCCAGAGAATCCTCGGGATAGAATATTACGTGGAATAGACCCAAAAATAAAACGATTGGTCGAACAACTAGACGATTTACGTGCGTTAACTGAATTAACTAATAGACTAACAAAACTAACAAGAAAATTAGAAGATCAGATTAATAAGTTTACCTCGTTATTTAACGCACTGATAAATTTACCAGACGCTGCAGCATCAGCTGCTCTAACGATACTGATTGATAAACTTGATAGCTTAGAACAGGCTTATACACGAGCAAAAGCTGCACTAGAACTTGTGATTAAAACTGCTCAGGCTGTCAAGAAGGCAATTTTAAAAGCATTATTTCAAGACATACCAAAAGCAAAGGAAACATTGAAAAAAGGACTTGATGTTCTTGGTAGAATCTTAAAATTAAGAGAAATCCCACGTATCATTCGGTTTCCAAAGTTTCCTAAATTACCAACATTTAATTTTACCAAAGCAAATTTCTTTGCAAAATATAAGAAAGCCTTGGAAACATTAAAGAAAAAGGATGGGGAATTTTATCAAAAAGCATACAAAAAAGCTGTAGAACAAGCTGGATTTGAAATTGTTGATCCTAAGAAAGACAAAATTCAACGAGGACTGACACAAGCAAGAAATTCGTTACGTGAGGCAAGAGCAAACTTACAAACTAGACAAGCTATACGTTCCGAAGCAGTTAATAGAGCAAGAAATGATCTTATACAACAAACTCGAAATATTAGTTCACAGGTATTACGTGAACAACAAAACGCAATTACGCAGTATCAAAACACAAGAACTAGAGCTCAGAATAGAGTTTCACAAGCAAGACAAACTTTAACAAATGTACAGCAACGGTCATTGGGTACAATAAATCAAGGACTTACTACTGTACGGTCTGTCGATTCCGCTATCAGTTCAGCACAAAACTTAGCATCAACACTTAATAGTAGACAGTTAGGATCACAATTGGCATCCGAATTAACAAATCAATTAAGTGTTGGACAATAACTCACTTAAATCGTTTAAATTCAATATCTTTTGATATTTAAATAGAGTGATAAAAATGGTTATTTTTTTAAGGAGAAGAAAATGGACAAAACATTACTAAAAGCATACATCAGAACCGTTGTCGAAGAAGAAGTTAATAGAATTCTTCCCAACCTTTTGGGAGAAGCTGTAGCCCAAATTAAAGGTATACAACAAGTTAACGAAACTGCATCGGCACCCAGTAAGCCAAAACTTGACCGTTCAAAGTTGGCTGCGATGATGGGATTGGAACGTCACGGAGATACCA